GCTTGAATATTCCTTTTATCCCTTTCTCTAAATTGTATAAGCCTTTTGCTACCTGGACGTCATGGTTGCCTTCGTAAAAATCGTCTATTTGTAATAAGTCAATGATGTTCTTTAACATTATGGTTGTTGTTGTATAAATATTTGATTAGCTATCGTGTTTCCATTTGCGTAGGTGTACGTTACGGTAATAGTATAAATATGAACGCTGCTTTGCTCAGTACTTAGCCTTATAAAGTTTTCCGTGTTTATAAAATCCGCATCATCTTCCGTTTTGATTAATTGTAGTGTATCCGTATTTGCTGGAATGCATACTTGCGCTGTGCCATCCGTTACAAATGAGCTTGGCGATATAGTTACGCCAGCATCGCTTGTAGTTACTGCGGCGCTTGTTGCGCCATTTGGAAATAATATTCGAACATCTAAGCATTGACCTGATAATGATGGCAGCAGCGGATCAATTGACGGACTTCCGCCATCGCTAATTAATGGGCTAAAGTCATTTAATAAAGTAAAGTTTACCTCTCCTGTTGTCAGGTTTGACTTCATGTCGTTTATGACGTATCGTTTATCTCTAATAATTACACGGTCATTTAGCCTTAGATTTGTAAGCAAGCTTATCGGCAAGATTGTTTTTACGCTTGTCTCTCTATTCTTTAAATTAAATAAATTAGCGAGATAAGGAAAGTAATAAGTTACATATAAACCAAAGGTAACTGGAGTTAATAAAAATGTGCTTACCTCATTGCCAAAGTTTAAGCTATAATCCGTATTCTCAAAGTCTAAATCTTGTCCAAATATTTGGCACGCTGATAAAGTTTCTATTGATGAGCCATTGTCAAATTTAAACGTATTTGCAAAGTTACCTGTATTGTATAAAAGCAAAGGTTTGTTTTCGTATTTCTCTAAGCTCTCATTTAAAACATATCCCACTTGTAAATTAGTTCCTGTAAACTTGGAAAACTGCAAATTCTCAAAAGGTACTTTTATCTTGTACTCGCCACCATCGTAATTAAACTCCGCTTCTAAGTTTCCGTATTCGCGATTGTATAAAGCAAAGAACCTCTTGTTGATTACGCTTTGGCTTTTCTCATATTCAAATACTATTTTTTTATAAAGCTTTACTCTATCAATCTTTATGCTTTCTATATCCGTGTATTCGGTAATATCCACAATTGCTCCTTTGCTATACCAATCCGTTAAAGGCTCAACTTGGTAAACATCACTTGAAAGGGCATAGCAAGTTAAATTAAACTCCTTAAGAATACCAGCAAAGAAATCCTCCACCTTCATTCTTGGAATTAAATTATTAAAATTAACTTGACCGAGCAAGCTATAAGATGGCGTGCTGTACGCATCCGTTAAAACGGTTTCAATGAAGTCTCCTGGACTTGTTGGATCCTCTCCAAAAGATGTGAAGAATTTTACAACCGTTGCTTCTATATCCATAGGAAAAGCCGCAAAGACTTGAAAGCTAAATATTCTGCTTAAGCTCTCAGGAGCATCAGGCTCATCTATTATTTCAAAGGTTTGCTGACCTGTTCCTGTAATTGTAGTAAAAGGCGTTCCGAAATCGTAAACTAAAACCGTGTATTCTATTGTGTCATTACTTGGGTTTATGTTTAAGGTTACTTTATGGCTGCCTTGACCAGCTTCGCTTGTTCCGATATATTCGTATTCTAAAAACTGACCTATTGTATCAAAGCTTAGATTTTGCGTATTTGTTCCAGGAATATCAGTTGGCAATAAGTCGCCTGGTCTGCACCAAAGGAAGCACTCGGTAAATCTTTTATCGGATAAGAATGTTCCTTGAAAATCAATCGTGTATTTGTTCTCTATTGCCTCAAATATTTTGCTGATTTTAAGACATGGAAAAAGGTCATTGTAAGCAATTGCTCCAGCGCCTACGGTAATGTCATTAGAACCGCCTCCACCGTACTGCCAAGACCTCTCTGTGCTTATTAATGGGAATCTTGCATCGTAATCCGTAGAGCCGTCAATTATTCTATTCTTGACATTGGTAGCATCATAAGTAAAATTGAAGGTTTGTAGGTGGTCTAAATCCGTTAGGAAGTCCTCTCCAAAGGTATCTTTAAGGCTTACTAAATCTCCATAGAAAGTAATTTGATAGCTGTAAGCTTTATTGTTTTTTACTTCCGCTTTTTCAAGGCTTATCTTTCCTGTTCGGAATGGCGTTAAATCTATTTCAATATTTCCGCTTCGTCTTATGTTAAAATCCAAAGTGCTGTCAACATCATTTTGATAGAAGTGCTGAAAGATTGCATTGTTGCTTGGGCTTGCTGGAACGCTAAAGCTTTGGCTAAAGTCGCTAAACACCTTACTAATATCTTGAACGTTTTGCTGCGTTGATGTTACATTTATTGTTTCATCATCGAATAAATCAAGCCTCTGCCCTTCTATGTAAACTTGTACCGTTCTCATTAAACTACGTTTGAAATAACATCATAAGCAAAGTCAAAACTTAGCGTATAATTTATTGTTCCCTCATTGATTCCCTTTTGTTTAAGCAAGGTTTTCTCTTTAGGAATTACTGGAGTATATGCGGCAGCATTTAAACCGTCTTTTTGTTGCGGATCATAAAGCATGACCTTTTCGCTTAAAAGCAGCTCTTGTATATATTCGCCATACAAATCATTTACAAACCCTGTATTTAGCTTGATTGATTCTTTACCGTTTTTATTAAACTCTCTTATCTGACCTTCGTTTGTAGATACATAAGGTAAAACGCTTGGGTTTACTTTATAGCTATCTGCCTTTACTTCTATGTTTCGTGTTTTGGCTTTTTGAAAGAATATTCTTGCCCAGGATCCGTAACGGTTTATAAAGTCAACCGCAACAGGAGAATACTTTGGTTCGCATTGAGGCTTGAATGTTCCTGTCCATCTTACAGCAGAACCTCCTCCTAAAAATTCAACTTTATTGCCTACAGCTATATTTGGTATGTATACTCGGCTAAATGTTTTTATCCCAGCAGCGGTTGCTGTAACGGTATTTACTGCGCCTGTGCTTAGATTGGTATATCTTATTGCATCGCTAACCGCAAGGTCAACGTCAAAGCTTCCAGCCATATTTGTGATAACCGTATTTACTTGCCCTGAATCGTGATTGTAGAAATAAGTTCCCTCCGATAAAAACACGGTGCTACTTATTGTATTGAACCCCTCCATGTAATAGTTAAAGCCATCCATAAAATCTAAAGCGCTACTTGTGCTTAAAAGCGTATAACTTCCATCAGTTAACTTTTTGTATTTCTTAAAAACTACATTCACTTTAAAGCTTGTGCTAATATCCGTATCATAGGAATTATAAACATTTGGCCAATTGGTAAAAGTAAAATACTCTCTAACATAAGGCGAGATATTATAATACATCTTGAGATTGTCCGATGCTGGAATTAACTTGCTCAAAGTATATTGAGGAGATGCTGGTTGACTTCCTGTGTTCCAAAGAAAGACCTCTACCTTTGAGCCTGTCACTCCTGATACCCCTGTTAAATCTACTTCAATATTATATGGCGACCTTGCTACATTCATTTGCTTAATCTTTTAAAATTTTCACTTGTTATTTGGTCGAATAAGTTTTCTATATCCAAACCGTATTTTTCTACTAATTCATCAGGCAACCTTTTGAAATATTTCTCAAATGGCTTTGTAAAAAACAACGTAGGTTTTATTCCTTTGTTAAATATGCTTCGAGCAATCAAAAAATTAAGGCTCTTTCTCTTTATAAATTTGCCTTGCTTATCTCTTGGCGCTATGCCTTTTCTTATTGTCCATTTATCAAATGCGCTTGGCGGCGGCATTCCTTTTAATCCTCGCTTGCCTCCTTTGCTTTTGTATGCATATCCATCTAAAGATTTACCGCTTTTTACACCTTTGACTCCGCGATCCTGATAGAAACCGTAATCTTCCATCTCAAAACTTATCTGCACCGAGTTCTTAGATTCCTTCACATACGATTTAAGGCTGTCTTTAAGCTTTCCGCTTGTGTTCTGACTTGATAGGTTTTGCTTTGCCTCTCGGATGATATTATCTCGAAAGTCATTTAATAAATCTTGTATGTTATTGAACTCAGCCATTAGCAAATAGTTCCGTCATTTGGTATGAGTATGTCGCATGTCATTGTGAAACCGCCGAGCTTGTTTTCAAAGCGCTCAGTAAA